CGGCTGGCGTTATCACCGGTGTTGTTGGTCTAACAACTGATTCAGGTTCTGGATCGGCTGTTGAGATACAGGCGGCTGGTTCTATGTACAGCAACGCATAACCAAAACGGGGCTTGGCTTGTATAGCAAGCCCCCTTTTTAGAGGATTTTATGGCACTTATTAATGATCTTATGGGGTTAGGATTAGCTGATCAGTTGGCTTCTGTAGTATCTACTGCAACGCTTTCTTCAGCTCCTACCTTGTCATCGTCTGGCTCTCTTACAGCAGCAGGCACCACTATTACTGATGCACTTGCTCTTACTTCGTTTGTAAATTTAGTCGGAACAGCAGCATTAAGTACGGGTGTAAAACTGCCTGTTGATTGTCCAGTTGGTCAAGTAGTTTATATTGCAAACAATGGAGCTAACAGCATAAAGGTTTATGCTCAAAGCTCTCAAACACTCAATACAAGCATTGTTGGCGCTACTGGAACAACGGTAACCGCTCTTCAGGCTCTTCAATGTATTCGTCAGTCGAGTGCAAATTGGATAGCTTTGTTGCATACTAAAGCAGTTTAGCTTTACGGGGTGGCTTGTATAGTACCCCCTTTTTTTTAGAGGATTTATGCCAGATTTTACACCAAGCAATCCTGGGGCGATGTTTTCAGGGTCCAAATTAAGCATTGTAGTTCCATCGGATTCAACAAATTTAGTAGGTGTTAGGGGTTTGTGGGTAGGCGGAGCCGGCATTATAAACGTACTAGCGCAAAGTGATACGGTGCCAGTACAGCTAACAGTTCCAGCAGGAACTTTGTTACCTATATTTGCTGCAAAAGTTTATGCTACGAGCACTACAGCTACTCTTATTGTTGCTCTTTGTTAGCGGAGGTTAGTTTATGTTCATTGGAATAAACATCGGTATCGGTGGAATATCAGTTCGGTAACAGTATGTTATTGATTCCCTCTGTAAACATATCGGCACTACTAATAGAAGCTGATACCGATGTCTACAGAGGTGATGTTCTTAAATAGTAACGTGTATAGAGGGAAAACTAGATGGCACAAATACCTTGGAGTGAGCTAAGAGGAGAGGGGAGAGCAACGGGAGCACCGCGCAGATATGGCAGTGCAAACGTTAAGTTCTTTAATGCGTATCCTGAGAATGTAAACAAGTCGCTAGAAGCTGGCCGCCCTATCTTTGATACAATTCCATCCATATCAATCCAGTTCCCTGGAATGGATGAAACGGTAAGGAAGATAGAAAGGCGAGATCAGGAAGATTACCCAGAGCTATACAAGAACTTCATAGATGGTAGCTCTTCAGTAACCTCGGGCACTCCTTTGATCGAGTGGTCGTTAATGCCTGGATCTACCTTGAGAGAGTTTCAGCACCAGGGATTTAATACCGTAGAGCAGCTAGCAGAAGCTAACGACGATGTGAAGCGCAGGATGGGTCCACAGGGGCATTTTGTTAAGAAGGCTAAGGATTGGCTAGCCGCAGCAAACACCCCCCAGAACTTAGTTGTCGGGCTTAGGGAAGCACTAGAGCGTGAGCGCCTACGCACTCAGCGATTAGAGGATCAGCTAGAGCTTTTATTACAGAGGGTGGATGCTAATGAGGGTGGATCTTTATCCTCAAGGCGTGCTGTAAGAGAAGAGTACCGGGAAGTTGAAGATATTCGTGCGTCTGCAATCGGTCGTAGCAGGGATGATTGGGAACAGGCTGAAGTAGCTAAACCACGCAGGGGCCGGCCCCCTCGCATAGCAACGGAGTAATAATTGGCCACGCTTATTGAGAACGTACAAGCTGTTGCAAACGAAGCCGGGTACACCGTAGCTTCAACTGTTATTGGTAGTACCGACACAACAACAAAGCAGATTCTTGCTATCGCTAACCGCGTTAGTAAGGAGATGGCGAATCAATATGCGTGGCCACAACTTTACGCCTCGGGCAGCATTACGTTAGTTGCCTCACAAGCTTCCTATGCTTTGCCCGGGGATTTTTCTTCGTACCATTACGAAACCTTCTGGAATCAGAGCACCCGGTACCGTGTACTTGGGCCAATGAGCCCACAAGAGTATGCAGATATTAGGGGGTTTGGATTAACTCCGACTACTTGCCAGAACTTTCAGCTACGAGGGATCTCTAATAGCCAGTTGTTAATTAACCCAACCCCAGGGGCTACAACTTCAGGCCAGATAATTATATTTGAGTACGTTGCGGATCGGTCGGTACGGCCTAGAACTTGGGTTGCTACAACCGTGTTTGCAGCAGGTAGCTACTGCTTCTACAACGGTAATTACTATAGCACCGTGCTTGGTGGCACTTCAGGAGCCACACCGCCCACGCACACGAGCGGAACTGTAACCGATGGTGCCGTACTATGGGCATACTATAGCGGAGCTTATAACACGTTCTTAGCCGATACAGATCTATCGGTACTCAATAGCGAAACGTTGCAGCTTGGAATGTTAGAGCGATTTGCAGAGATCCATGCGCTAACTACGATTCTTCCACGCTACGATTTACAGCTTAATCAGGATTACTCAAGGCAATCTCCTGGGAAGCGGCTGTATGCAGGCGGTAGTAATGATCAGAGAATTTCTGCATTTAACGGTACAGTTACATTTAGCGGTATTTAACTATGGCAAGCCAAGAAGAAATAGCACGATACCAGGAGCTCAGGCGTCAGGGATACTCGGGGCCGCAAGCAGCAGAGATGGTCTGGGGGCCGGGCGGCTTGGCAAGGATGAACGAAGAGGCGCGCAAAAGAGCGTCTGGCAATGCTAGGAACAATGCTATTGGGCAAACGGCTGGTACAGTAGCTGGTGCGGTTAGCACTAAGTACGCATATGATACGCTATTCCCAACTAAAGAAGCGGTAGCGGAGGGGGTAAAAGCATCTATTGGTAAGGCAGCTACGGGCGGCATGACAAGCGCAGTTCCAACCACTTCTCCAGTAACAAGCACGGTTCCATATTCAACTTCAAGCGCTCCTGGTGTTTCTGGGGGAATGAGTGTTGCACCTAATTCCAGCTTTTCGCAGAATTTCAAAATACTAGATCCTAGTCAGATGCCTAAAGGAACCGTGGCACCGGAAGGCATGACGGCGATCCAAAGCAATGCAGATGGCACTATTAAAATGATTCCTACGGAAGCGGCAAACGATCCAGGATTCTTGAATAACGCAAATTGGGGTGCAATAGCGCAAGGCGCAGTAGGAGTAGTGCAGCTTTACGGGGCTTACAAATCATACAAAGCTGGCGATAAACCTGGGGCAGCATTAGGGGGAGCCACAGGAGTTGCCAACATAGCAACAGCAGCAGGCTCAGATCTTGGCGGTGCTTTAGTTCCAGGGTTAAATATTGCTACAGGGTTATATACTGGATACAAGGTTGCACAAGGCACGGCCTCAGCCCCAGCAGGTAATCAGCGAAATAAACAAAGCGCAATAGGCGGTGCAGCAGCAGGAGCTTCAATAGGAGCAGGAGTTGGTTCAATTGTTCCTGGAATTGGCACAGCAATTGGCGCTGGCGTTGGCGCTGTAATAGGAGCAACAGTTGCAGTTACTGGATCTTGGTTTGGATCTCATAAAGGGGCCGCGCAGGTTCAAAGAGATGGCGTTCGTAAATTTTTATACAATGCAAACGTATGGGATAAAAAAGGTCAGGGCACACTAGCAGATGGATCTGCTTACGATTTTGGCAAAGATGGCAAGAGCATGAAATGGAGCGAGATCGATAAGCTTGAGGCAGCTAACCCAGCGCTGTGGTCAACGGCAGTTGAAGCTTCAAGCTTATTAGCGGCTAACTATGGATTAATTAAGAAAAAAGGCGATAACGACATCACAGCTTGGTACGCCAAAGCAGCCATAAGCAACGCAAAAGATGATCCTGAAGTAGTCAAAGCAAACGTGCGGCATTTGCTAGGGCAACAAGGATTTACAATAGATACTGTCAAGCAAAAAATAGAGGAAGCTAACGCAGATAATAAATTAAGTAAGCCAGAATACGATAGATACACGAACGCTGTAAACTTAGTTTATTCAGGAGCACCCGGAGCACCCGGAGCACCCGGAGCGCCAACATCAGCGCCAGTTAGAGAAGTGCGCCCTGATAAAGGCACCGTTAGGCGGTTATCGTCTGGCATGTACAGAACCGATACAGGGGCGTTACAAGCTGCCCCAACAATGAGGCAAGCTTTAGAGAAGGCATATAGAAAAGGCGACGGAACAAAATCAGAAGGTAAAAAAGGATAATATGGCAAAAAGAAGTGCATTAACAAAGAACCCAAGCGCTACTCCAGTTGGCAAAGATATGGTTTACACTGGCGGCAGCAAAGATTTTGACGAGGTAACAGGCAAGTATAGATCTAGCGGTAGGGCTACACCTGCACCGACTAGATTATCCCCGGGCGTGTACCGTGATAGCCAAGGGCGGCTAGTAGGGCAAGGCGGCAGGCCGTTGCAGCAGCAGCCACAGCGCCCACCAATGCAGCAGCTACCACCGCAATTAGGGCAGCAGGGAAAGGGGCCAGCTAGGGATGTTTACACGCCTCTACCGCAGCCACCAATGGGGCTTAAGCCGTTGCAACCGGATTACACCGGCGGCACTGGTGATTATAATCGTATACCTTCTACGCCTGGCAACATGGGCCGTGGGGCTTACGCTATGCAGCCTGATACAATGTACCTTGGAGGAAGCGCAGATTTTGACGAAAGCACCGGGCAATATAGATCTGGCTATGTTCCACCCGATCGCGGCATGGGCGGCGGCCTGGGCGCTAGATTACCATTTGGCCCTGGCACGGTAGATCCTAGAACTATGGTTGGCCCTCAGTACGATCCTTCATCTATAGCTTTACCTGTAAACAATCCTAGCGGCATGGGCGGCGGTAAGTTTGGGCTTGCAGAAAGTATTGCGGCTCAAGTTAAAGCAAAAATGGCGGCAAACGCAGCAGGCAGAATGGGTCAAAATTTTGGCAATTATCAGCCAGGAAATATGATTCCTTACGGCAAAAAACCAATACCACTTTAAAATATGGCAGTTGAAGGCTTTACCATGAGCCCCCCCTACGGGGGGCTTGATTTAGTTAGCCCCATCGACAACATGGAGCCTATTTACGCTTTGGAGTTGATAAACATCACTCCAACAGCATCGGCCCCAGAAGTTAGAAAAGGCTACACACTAAATGCTACTATTACGGGCGGCGCACCTGTTAATACGTTGCGAGCGCTCCCTTTGCAAAGCGGAGTAGATCGGTTGGTGGCTATGTCAGGCGCCAGCATTTGGGATATCGCAGCAGGGGTTGCTACCAATGTAACCGGAACTACTCCCTTAACTTCTTCTAATTGCAGCACTGAGATCTTTTCTAACCGTATGTTTATTTGCAACGGTGTAGATACCGTGCAGGTTTACGACGGAGCAACAACGGTCGATTCTACCTTTACAGGGGTAACGCTTTCTACTTTAGTAACAGTATCCAGTTATAAAAAGCGGTTATACTTTGTTAAGAAAAACACGTTTCAACTTTGGTATGGAGCTACAAGTGCTGTAGGTGGATCGGCTCTTACGTTAGAAGAGCTACAAACTATTTTTAGCAAAGGCGGATATTTACTATTTGCCGGATCTTATACTAATCAAACGGCGCAAACTTCGGCGGATCTGTTTTTTGCTTGCAGCTCAGAGGGTGAGATTATATTTTATGCTGGATCTGATCCTGTTACTTGGGAATTAGTAGCAAGGTTTTATATAGGCAAACCCCTTGGGTACAACTCTTTTATAAGAATTAATCAGGATGTGTGGATACTAACACAGCAAGGTATTGTTCCAGTTTCTGCATTGTTTCAAGCAGATCCACAGCAAGCTTTACTTAGTGTGTCGGGAAAAATTAACCCATTAATTACGCAAGCTGCCAACTTGTTTCCATTCTCATACAGGTGGCACGGAGTATTTTTTCCAGCAGGTAACAAGGTTTTAATTCAAGTGCCAACTTCAGAAACTAGCACCACAATGCTAGTTTGGGATATGGATACTAAAGGCTGGACTCGTTATGTATTAGACGATCTAGGCAATGCAATCAGCATGGCGATGGCTGATAAATCACTGTATTACTCAGGCAGCACCGGGAAGGTATTTAATGCCGATACAGGCCAGAACGATAACGGCAACCCCATTAACTTTACCTTGCGTAGTGCCTTCAGCTTCTACGGAGCGCGAGGGAACTTTAAGGCGTTTAAGGATTGTAGGCCACTACTTAAAACGCAAAGAGGGCAAAGCTTTGTGCTAGGCTTAGATACAGATTTTAAGAAGCTACCCAACACAGATACAATTACAAGCACACCTGGAACGGCTACAGCATGGGGAGCGCCTTGGGGATCTCCGTGGTCGGGCGGTAGTGAGTATGTGTTTGATAGATTTGCGGTTAAGGGCCAGGGCCATTCGGCTGCCATTAAGTTTATTGGAAGCGTAAAAAATTCACCGTTACAGATTCTTGGATTTGAAGTAAGGTTTGACATAGGAGGCCAAGTATAGTTATGCCAGCATCACCAAACAGAAAAGCACCAGCAGCTAAGGCACCAGCAGCTAAGCAAAAATCCCCTAAAGAGCTAGGATTAACCAGGCTTTCCCCTGGCATTTACCGCAACAAAGAGGGGCAGCTAGTCAACACGCTGGGCCGCAGAGTAGATCGGTCGGGGCGTAGTGTTAAGATTCCACCCGGGAAGGATGGTAAGGTTAAACCTCCGAAGCAGGATGTAGCTCCACCAGCACCAATACAAACGGGAGCAGAATTTCTTACACCGTTTAATGAGCAAACCCCCGGGCAACAGCAAACAAATATAGGCACAGAATCGGGCGAGTCTACAATAGGCTTGTTTGAACAGCTTCAAAAGCAAGGGGCGTTTAATCCTGGAGATTACACGGATACTTACCACCAAGCTATGAACAACGTCATGGGAGAATTTGAACTGCAAAATAAAGAGCAGTTTCAGTACGAGAATAGCGCAATGGAGCAGCAGATTGCAGAACGTGGAATAGATCCACAGGGTGTGCAAGCGCGCAGGATGCGTGATCAGCTTTATAACAACCAAGATAAGGCTAGGCAGCAAAGCATGTACCAGGGCGAGCAGTTTGGGCGAGCGCTACAGCAGCAGAGATTTGAGCAGGATCTATCTAAGTACAATGTGCCAGCTTCTCAGCTTCAAGCAATTCAAGGGTACTTTGCTGGTCAACTTGGCAGCGTAGAAGCCGAGAAACAACGTAAGTACGAGGCATCCCAGGCAGAAAAGGATCGACAAAATAGGTTGCAGCTAGGCAAGATGGGCGGAGGATCTAACGCAGATCCATTTGCAATAATGGCCGCAGAATACGGATACAAGAGAGATTTGTTATACGATGCGAACGCATTAAATTCTGGGAATCAAGGCGGTGGAAGTAACATAGGTAATTCATTTGCTCAAGGCATAGGCACAGGGATTGGCGCCGGAATAATTGGAGCTACGAGCTAATATGGCAGGAGAGGATCTATTTGCATCATTGATGGCCGCTCAATATAAGCCAAGCGATAGCGGATACGGCATTGCAGCCCGGGGCGTTGCTAGTGCGTTGCCTTCACTTGTAGATCCTTATGGTTCTGTAGGTGGCAACTTTGCGGCGGTTTTGGGCGGTGCTTTAGTTGCAGGATTGCTAGGCTATCAAGCTAAAGAATCAGCAAACGCTAGCAACTTGGCGCAAGCTGGTTTTGTATCTCAGCTCTTAAGGCCAGGCATTACAGATGAAGCGCGCACTGCAATAATGCAGGAAGATCCTAAACTTATTCAATTTGCTCAATCTTTACAGTTTAACCAACTTGCAGCCCAGCAATCAGCAGCAGCAACTGCCGCAACAGAGCGCGCTAAAGCAGAGATGCTAGCTGATGTAGAGGTAAGGAAAAATAACGCTATAGATGCTGGTGTTAATTTTGATGGAACTTCAATAACCGGTACAGGTGTTGGATCTCCTGGATTTGGCACTAAGGGCGAGGCAATCTTAAACGAAGCGCAAAAACAGCTAAGAGATAGCGATGCAAGCAAAACCTATACAGCCGTAAAAGCTACGCTAGAGCGATTAGCAGGCGGCGTGGCCAACATATCGGCGGTATCAGATATTGATTTTGCAAAAGGAGCTATCCAAGTAATCGAGCCCGGGCTTGCAACCAATCAGGGAGAAACAAACGCTATTGAGGGGGCAACCTCAATTCCCTCTATGCTTAAAGCCGCTATGGATAAGGCAGTAAGTGGGGGCGGTTCTATTACTCTTAAGCAACGAGCAGAGATAATGGAGATTGCTAAACGTGCTTACGAAACTAGGGCTAATACTTACAATCAAACCGTTGATCAGTTAAAGAATAATGTTATCGCTAGAACTAGGCGCCAAGATTTAAGTGATCAGATTGATGCGCGGTTAGCGCCAGGGGGAAAAGCTCCATCTTACCCTGATTTGGTACAAAAATGGTTCAAGGTTCCTGGGTATGAGCTAGAAGATGCTAGTGCTGATAGTATTTTAACCAATTTAGCTTCTGGGCAATTAACGCAAGAAGCATTGTTTGGAGCATTAGCGGCAAGAAAGGCAGAAAAAGAAGCGCCAAAACAAGCAGCAGTGGCACCAAGTGCAGCAGTACCGCAAGCAGTTGCAGTGGAAGCTACCCCTTCAATGGTAGCGCCTACTAGAAGCTATAATCCGTATGAAGGATCTACGGTAGTAGCAGCCCCAACAGCAACACCAGGAAGTAACATTGCAGCAATACTATCAGCAGCTCCAACAGCAGCCCCAGCAGCAGCTCCAAAAATGCAGGCAGCCCCAACAGCAGCCCCAGCAATGTTAGAAGCTCCTTTGCCTACTGTATCGCCTCAGATTGCAGTTAATAAGCTTGCAGCGCAACAACAACTTAAAACGCTAATTGCTAAAGGCCGTATAAATTGGAGCCCTGCCGATAACGCGCTATACGCTGAGCTATACAATAAATACGAGGGGCGATAATGGCCGATGAATTAGATCTTAACTCTTTGTTTGCAAGCATGGGAGCTCCAACCCCACCTACGCGCGCAGTGTTAGTAGATGAAACGGCTGCGAGCGATTATGGTTCTACGGGTAACGAGATTCTAGGTTTAAGCAGATCGCTACTAGCCGGGCCTACTTTTGGGCTATCCAAAAACGTAGAGGCTGGCCTATCTTCCTTATTTGGAAGCAAAACCTATGCACAAGAGCTTGCGGATATTAACGCACAGCAACGGGCTTATACAGCAGAGCGCCCGGTAGTTAGTACGGTAGCAGAGGGAGGCATGGGCTATGCTTTAAACCCTTTAGCGGCTTTAGGCAATCTTACGCAGGGTGCAAAAATAGCAGCTTCTATACCTGTAATTAAGCGCACTGTAGCACCTTTGATGACGGCAGCAGATGAGGTTATCCGAGTAGTTCCTGGCGCCAGAATAGCCCAGCAACTAGCAAGCAGCGTTCCGGCTCAAGGTTTTTTAACCGGGTACGCATCGGCAGATCCAACTATTAGCGATCCACTTTACGAAGGGCTAAAAGGCGCAGCAATCGGAACGGCAGGATCTGTTACAGCTAATTTAGTTGGGGGAGGGCTTAGCCGGTTAGCTACTGAGTCGGATCGTTTAATGCTGGGATCGTTTGGAATTACAGCCGCAGATCTTGGGCGAAGCATTAAAAAAGCTAGCAAGATGGGTGCTGCGGTTACAGATTCGGCAGATATTCCGGTAGCTAAAACAGTTAAAGCGTTAAATAGCTCTGGGGTTATTAACGCAGGAGAGCAAGTATTTGATAACATATCCAATATAATGCAACATCAAAAATCTTTGTCGAATATGCTATTGGGTGAGTTAGGTGAGCTTGATGCGGTAGCAAAGCCGTTTGCAGGATTTCAAAGCAAAGCTACTAATAAGTTTGTTAATAGCTTATCGGGAAAAGCTCAAGATGCTGCAAAAGCTGCGGTAAAAGCTGAGCGCGCAGCTATTATAGAACAGATGAAAGATGGCGGTACTTTTGAAGATCTGCAAAAAGCTAAGATTGGGTTAAACTATGCTTGGGATTCCATGGCAAGTACTCGAGATGTGCAGCGCGCCCTTAGATCTGATCTACGTCAAGAGATAGAAGATCGTGCTACTAGGTTAGCAAAAAAAGGGCTTATAGATTCAAGTGTGCCTGGTAACATAATTAATAGTAATAAAGCATGGGGCGCAGCAGCCGAAGTCAAAGATCTGTTTGCTAATAAAGCAGCTAAGGATCTTGGATCAGATGTAGTCGAAGATGCTTTTATGCAGATAAGAACTACTGGCGGCCCTGGATCTTTAATTATTGCTAGCGCAGCAAGTGGAAGCCCTGTTCCAATAGTAGCAGGCCAGCTTATGAACGCAGCGCGCACAGCTAAGGGCAAGCAGTTTCTTAGCCAAGCGTTAGAAGATCCACTTGCTCAGCAGCTAGGCGCTAAGCTTGGTGATTTACTTCAAACCTACGGCACCGGGCGTACCGCAGCTATAATCGGAAAGAACATAGAACAGCCTAGAGCTGAAACGGCTGCAAAGAATAGCGCACTTACTGATATGATGTTATTGCGAGGCTCAGCGCCAGCAGCAGCAGCAGCACCTGCACAAGCAATAACCCCAGAGAATTTAGCGCAAGCATTAAAGCTTCTGGGGGTTGTAGGTGGCACACCAACCAAGCAGCCTATTAGCTATGGCCAGGGCGATGTTAAGCAACTGATTCTTAAGCAGCCTACGTTAGTTCAAGCAATTATTAGCACGGAAAGCCGAGGCAATCCAACGGCTACAAGTGGCGCAGGAGCTAAGGGGCTAATGCAGTTAATGCCTGGCACAGCTTCAGATTTAGGGGTAGCAGATTCCTTTGATCCAAGCGAAAATATCCGTGGCGGTTCTGATTACATTAATGCTCAAATAAAGAAGTACGGAGATAGGAGCATAGCATTAGCAGCCTACAACTGGGGGCCGGGTAACATAAATAAAAGCATTGCACGGCTAGAGGCTAAAGGCCGCAAGGTAACCTGGGATAACATCTTAAAGTATACTAGCGTTCCTGTAGAAACTAGAAACTATGTGCAGAAAGTACGCAGCGATGAGGGCCGGATTCGGAGCGATCCTGCAAAATACTGGGATTCAATTTTTAACAAGAGCAAAGCGTAGGTAAGTTATGGCATGGAGCGGTGGTGTATTTACTAGAGCTAACGGCGATACTGGCTGGTATGATGATGCTGCGATGTTAATTGGTATAGAAGCTGGGCGGCATGATACGCAAGATAACGATTTCAAAACCGGAATTAATGCCACCTTAACCAAGGATGGTACTAATACACCTACGGCTAATTTGCCGATGAACACCTATCGGCATACCGGAGTTGGTGCAGCAGTAGCAACAACGGATTATGCAAGATTTGATCAGGTAATATCGCAAACACAAAACAGCACTACAACCTGGGGCGGTACCTCTGGCGGCGCTGCTAATGCTCAAACTCTTACGCTTACGCCAGTAATCACGGCGTATGTAACAGGGCAGCGATTCCGATTTATTGCAGGCTTTACCAATTTGGCGGCAACTACCTTAAACGTAAACGGTGTTGGGCCAATAAATATAATAACTCAAAGCACCGGCGTTTCTTTGCCTAGCAATTACATAACTAGCGGAGCGCAGTACGAAGTAGTTTATAATGGTACTGCATTTGTATTGCTTGGAGATCCTGCGTTAATTAAAACGGGAGGGTACGATTACTTAGGGCAATCCACGGGAACGGCTAATGCGTTGGTGCTCACTTCTACGGGGCCAAAATTAGCAAGCACTACGCCTTATAAAGTTTTTTTGTTTGCAAGCAATCTTACAAATACGGGGCCGGTAACCGTAGCTATTGATGGCCTTACAGCAATTAACATTGTTAATCCTGATACTTCGGCACTAAGATCGGGGCAGTTGCAAGCGAACAGGTTTTATCAATTAATACTTATAAACGGTAGTGCTTTATTAGCAAGGCCTGATGAGTCTTGGCAAACTTGGACTCCTGCAATTACGCAAAGCGTAGCGGTAACTAGCACAATACAAGAAGCAACTTATAAGATTTCCAATAGCAACGAGGTAACTGCGGTATTTAAAATTACAGCAACATCGGCTGGAGTAGCTGCAAACATTGTTAGTGTTAGTTTGCCAATTACTGCTGCGTGGTCGGCAGATTATACTTCAATAGGAAGTGCTCAAATAATTGATGCAAGCACTACGACTGGTTATGTTAGCGTGGCTGTACTTGCAACAACTGGACTTATTCGATTTGCATCTTACTACGGCACAGGGGCAAATTATTGGGGCATAAATCCTAGTATTGCGTTAGCTAATGGCGATATTATTTCAGCAACTGTTACCTATAGGATATAATATGAATTGGACTAACTTTGTTAGCATGATTGAAGTTGCAGAAGATGTTCCAAACGATTACTTAATCGAGCGTATCCGACCCTGGCGTAACGCAGAGCTTGCAGCTACTGATTGGACGCAGCTATTTGATGCACCTGCCAATAAAGCAACTTATGCGATCTACCGCCAAGAGCTAAGGGATTTGATGGCGCAATCAGAAGATGCTAGAGCTTTTATCTTTCCTATAAAGCCCTAGCCGTGAATTTAAGGTTGGTACGAGTCACGGAACACGAGAACGCTACACACGGCGTATTGTGTATTGA